AAGACGCCCCGGTGCCAAAAGCCCTGGACGATTTCATAAAGCTCTTTTGCGGGTACTGATGCTGTGGGCTTGACCATGGGTGTCTCGCTGCAGATTGGAATTGCGTCGAACGGCGGTGTTCGACGCAACCTTGGCAGCGATTTTCGGGAAACGGAGCGGGGGCAGATGCCCCCGAGGGCTGCTAGCGGTGCAAGCCGTTGGCGTCGATGTGGACCTTGGTCGACACCATCGCGCCGTCGTGGTCGATGAAGCCGACGAACTTCATCCGGCCTATCAGTTCGATGTTGGGTGCGGTGATCGTCACCTTGCCGTCTGCCATCACAAACGTCATGCCGCCATGGTCTATCGTGGCGCTGTTGTCGCTCCACGTGACGCGGGTCTTGCCGCGCGTCTCGACATGCTCGTCGCCTTTCTGCGACGGCTGACCGGCGGCGTTTGAAAACGAGGCCGGAAACAGCATGCCCTCGGCGAGCCGCCCGGAGGGGCTGATCAACATCATCCGCTGACCTTTGGCTGGCGGACGCCACGTCGTGCCGTTGCCGCCCGCTTGAGGCGCGCCAACTTCGGCCCACGGCAGCATCGGCAGCGGAAGGTCTTTACCCTCACCGCCGCCGCGATCCGTGGCTTGAGCCGTGCCCTTCGCCGCGTCGACCTCGTCAACCTCGACGAACCGGATGATGTTGCGTTGACCGCGTTCCAGCTCGGCCAGCCGGTAGTAGATTTCGTCCAACTCAGACATTGAGGTCAACCTCCGGTTCGAACACGAAGTCGTCGGGCAGGGGTGGGGCAGCGACTGGCAGTGGCGCGGTCTCAAGGCCGAACTGCACCCGCTGCGTCCACGACACCGAAAACAGCGCGACGCCGCCCGAGAACTCGCGCAGCTTGCCGCTGTAGAGGTTTTCGATGATCACATCGCGGGGCGGCTCGACGAACGTGAGGCCGAACGTGCGGCGATGGATGCGCGCCGCGATCCGCTCGGCGAGGTCCATTGCAGATTTGTGCGCTGGCCAGTTCGGCGCGGCCTTGGTCACCACGAACGCGGCAACGACCAGATGCGCCTCGCGGGTGCCGGTCGGCAGTGCTTCGGTGTGCGACGGCCCGGCAATCGACACGCGGACGGCTGGCGCTTTGACGGCGTAGGATTTCAATTCGTCCAGCTCGAACGGGCCGAAATGCTCGTCCACGGCAACGCCGGTTAAAGCCGCCTTCAAATCAGCCGTAACGGCCTCATGAAAGCGGTTGAAGTTGCCGGTGGTCGGCGGCGCGATTTGGTCAACCATTGAGCTGTCTCCCGATCAGGGTCACGAGGTGGCGTTCCATTTGCGCGCGGTTGGCCGCACTGATGCCGAGATAGGGACGCGCCGGGATGGTGACGCTGGTTGCAAACACCATGCGATCGCCCGCACGAAAGACGAGGAAGCGGCCACTCGTCGGCAGGATCGTCCCGCCGGTCTGATGGATCGCGGCATAGACGAGGTTTGATCCCCAGCGGACGGCGGCGCTGCCCTGGACGGCGTGATGGATGCTGTCGCGCAGGAAACCCTGTTGGACGAGGATCGACGTGCCACGGCGGTTAGGACGCCACGGCGTGCCGTTCGGCGCGGCCTTCTCAGACGCGATCCGGCGCTTGGTCTGCATCTCGCCGATCTGGCCAAGACCATCGAGCACAAGCGTGCGATTAAGGGGCGCGAGATTGCCGACCTGACGCGCGAGGCGGTCAAACGTGCCGCCGCCCATCGTGACATCGATCACGACGCCGGTCATGGGCGGTGCCCCGCGACAAGCAGCGCGATGCCAACCACCATGACGCAGATGCGCGCGATGGACCCGGCAACACCGTCACGCCAGACGATATGGACGGGGCAGCCCATCACAACCTCCGCAGCAGGTCGCGGCCAAACAGGCGCGGCGTGCTTTCGACGAGGACGGTTTGCGGCGACGACATAGGCGGGTTGCCAGCGGCAGCCGCAGCAGCCGATTGCGCGCTGGTTGGAATGCTGCCCAAACCGGCGACGCCCTTGGCCACGTCTTTCAAAAACGCAATCGCGTCTTCGTAGCGCTGGCGCACATCCTCGCCCATCAGGGTGGGGTCGCTCGCCATGCGGTAGACGGCGATGGAAACGCAGCAATCGCGCAGCACGCCTGAGGCGCGCGGCAACGGCAGCGCATAGCGGTTGGAGATATAGCCGTCGATCACGTCGGAGGCAGTGTTCAGCGCCCGCTCGATCTTGGCTGCGTCGCGCACGCCATCGGCGGACAGATCGGCCAGCATGTCGAGCCGGGGTGCGCCGTAAATGTCGATGATGTCCTGTTCGCTGGCATAGGGCATGGCGGGGCTCTTTCAGGACAAGAAACGGACCCGGCGGCGGGGTCAGACCGCCGGGCCGTCAGCCCGTGCGGGGGACGGGGACGCGGAACGCAACGGACGCTACAAAACAGGTGGGGTCTCTCCCCCTAGTCACGCCTCATACGGGGCGTCCCGGTTACTGCCCGCAAGGGCAGGTCGTGGGCGGGCCTAGATCAGGCCAGCCAAGGGGTCTGGAAAATCTCGACCAAGTTGCGGTCGGTGTTGGTCGCGCCGTTCGGCAGCCGTTCGGCGAGGATGATGTCGCGGGCGGCATCAGAGTTCGACGTACCGACGACGAGCAGGTTGGGCATGAGGCCAAGCGGACGGCCATTGTCGCCGGTCATGTTCATCATGGCGGTGCGGGCCGCGCGGAAGTTCTCTTTCGTGAGCGCTGCCTTGCTCCCAAACGCCATCTGCCAGAAGCCGAAGCCAACGTTGCAGCGGCCATCGGTGCCGTAAATGAACTGCTTGGTGTTGAACACTTCATCGGAGGTCTTGGGGTCCGTTTTCGCGATAAAGTCGAACTTCCGGCGGTTCTGGAAGATGACCGGCTTCAGGGCGCGACTGGTATCGAGCAGGAACCACGGCGCAGACGCGCCAGCCTGCATGTTCGAGACGGCGACTTCCTTGCCCTTTTCGTTCGTGACAGGGTGGTTCGCCGAGAACATCGGCTGCTTGTCGTAGCAGGTTTCCGTAAAGCCCCGGCTCAAGATGCCGAACACCAACTCGTCAGGGAATACGGCGATGGAGCGGCCAAGTTCTGTCATCAGCGGCGCATAGACGCCGAAGCTGTCGTCTTCGATATCGTCGCGGTCGACCGCAATCGTGCTCTCGAAGCTCTTGTTGGCAATGGAGTAGTCGTGTGCCGAGATGTTGGTGACGACGCGGTCGCCGAGCCATTCGCGGATGCGCGGGGCTTGCCCGAGCCAAGCATATTTTTCCGACTTAGTGGTCGACGGGACCACGGTCGCTATCCGCGTATAGCTCGGCTTGACGCCATCAAACCCGTTGTTGAATGCGGCTTTGTAGCCGATGAACAGGTTCGCGAGATTGCCTTGATTGATGATCATCGGCTTATGCCTTTTGCAAGATTGAAAACGGTAGTCCCTGCGCAATCCGCGCCGGGCTAGTGGAACGTCAGAGGGTCAGATCAGACCTGAACCCACACGCCGTCGTCATCGACATCGACGACGGTGCCAGCGGCGGAGCGGGTATTGACGCCGTGGGTGGCGGCAACGGTGTTGTCGTCGACGATGTAGCAAGTGCCGCCGATGGCACTGCGCGGCACGAGGTCAGTCGCGAGGTTGTCGTAGCGGAACGCCTTGCCGCGCTGGACGCGAACGGCCACGTCGCCATCGGCACCGTTGGTGTTGTCGACGAAGTGGTCGGCGCGACCGATGGCGGTCAGGCCAACGCCGGTCACGCCGGGCTTGGCAAAGCCGCCGGTGTGGACCATCTGCGCGCCAGCGAAAATCTTGACGCCGGCCTTGACGGGGAACTCGCGGTAGGTGCCGTCGCGGGCGGGGGTGGATCGGTCTTTGGTCAGTGCTGCCATGGGAAGCATCCTATGAGGCGGGTTTGAAAAGGGGATGAGGGGCTGCGACGCTGGTTACCTGTGCAGCCCCTCTACGCGGTACGTCTCGCTGGGGGGGTATTCGGGTTAGGCGGCTTTCGCCTTTTGGAAATCAGCTTCCGACATGCCGAGATTGCGGCAGACCGCGATCTCGTCGGCGGTCAGCGCGCCGGTGCCGGTGTTGGGCGGGTCTTTCTTGTCGAGCACAGACGCGCCGGTCAGCGATGGCGTGGCGTCGACGTAGGCCTTGAAGGCAGTGACCCCGCCAGCGGCCTTGCAGCTCGCGATGTGATAGTCCTTCGTGGCGGGCGTGATCTTGCCGGCAGCAACCGCTGCGTCGACAGCGGCGTTGATTTCAGCGGTCAGACCATCGGTCTTGATTTTGTTCAGCGCGGTCTCGCTCGTCTCGGCGCGCACCTTGAGCGCATCAAAGTCGGCGCGCGGCACGAACCGGTCGAGCGAGGGAGACTGCGCGGCGTTCAGCGCGGTGGCCGTACTGGCCTTGAGTGCGTCGACGGCTGCCTGCGTGGCGGCTGGGCTGGCTTCTTCGGCAAGGCCGAGCGAGCGATTGAGCGCCTTGATCTGTTCGATGTTCATGAGGGGCTTTCCTGTTGCGGGGTCGGGGTTGTCTTCGGCGCGATTGAGCGCGGTCATGTCGAGATTGGGCCGGTTGGTGAGACCCGCCGAAACGAGGCTGAGGATTTGCAGGTTGCCGGTGTCGAACACGAACACGGGCGAGAGGAACCGGTACTCACGCGACGAAATCATATTGGCCGCGCGCGGCGTCCACTCGACACGACCCCAGATCGCGCCGTTGCGCGCTTCCAGTTCTGACACCCAACCGGCAGCCGGGGCCTCGTCGCCCTTGGACGCCTTGGTCTCGCTAGCGTGCTCATAGTCGATGTGGATCGCGCCGTTGGCGCGGCTGGCCGCGATCACAACGTCAGGATCGGTCATGCGCCACGACCGGCCATCACGCCCGATGATCTGAGGCCCAGCAGGCAATAGCTCGATCCACTCCGGTGCCGCGTCGCCGCTGGCATTGAGGGCCGTCCTGATGGTCATGTATTCGCGTTTTTTGCTCATGACGCGACACTGCACGAGCAGCGCAGATCGCGGAGCGGGGGCACCTGCCCCCTGGGGGATGATTTATGGGACGCAGACGCGAAAAGGCCCGGCACGCTGCGGGAGCGTCCGGGCCTTTTGCTTTCCGGTAGAGTGCGGAGTGCGAATCAATAGCGCGACCGGAGAAGACGATGAGCAAAGAAACCAAGCAGAACAACGAACCGAACGACGACCCCGCCACCGAAGCGTTCATGATCCTAGCGGCTAGCGTACTGAGAGGCATCATCAGCCATGACGCCGCCCTAGCCGGCAGCATCAGACGAGAACTCAACTATCAGATTGAGTTGCGCGGGGATCGGCTTGCTGCGGAGACACGGGAACGACTTGACCGCCTACGACTGTCTTCAGGCCTCTAAGGATATCCAGGACATCATCGGCAGGCGGCATCGCAATCGGCTGCGGGTCGGCAGGCTTGCCCGTAGCCCAATCTATCCACGGACAACGCCCACACCCCCTTGCTTCGGCAAGCGACAACTTGAAGGCAGCGACAGCGTCGTCGACACGCTTCTGCACTTCGGCTTCGTGATCTTCGGGCGCCCCCGCCCGCGCAATCTCGAACGCCTTGACGTGATCGTCCGGCCATTGATGTGTCATTCCCGAACCCCTGCTTGTGTTCGGGGGACGATGGCAGGTCAGGACGCCACCCGGCACGGGGGCATGTCCGCCGTGAGAGGGTAAGTTGTATGGGTCGCAATGCGAAATGCGCGCCGCTAGCGCGGGGCGTTCTCCTAAACAGGACTAACGCCCCATTTTAGGGTCAGGCAGCGACATCAAGTGATTTTAGCGGCAAGGATGAGGGTCAGGCCATTTGCCGCCCTCCTCCACCCTAACGTTAGGTCCGCGTCAGCGTTAGGGCAACACGCCCCCAAATCGGAACCGAAAGCATGTCTTCGGGCGCAGCGTAGGTGTCGCCGTGGGCAGGGTTATCGGTCTTGAAGTACGCCCGTTCGCCACGAATGGACACACGCCGCACAATAAAGCCGTTCGGGTGCCCCATCACGTAAACGCCATCGTCCTGAAACAGCTTTACCCGCATATCGAGGATAGCCAGGGTACCGTCTGGTAGTGACGGAGCCATCGCATTGCCAGTCACGCGGACAATGCCCGTGCTGTTGGCAGCAAGACGGTTCTGGGGAAAGAAATCGCGATGCACTGTAATGGTGTCAACGTCGTTAGGGCGCGCAAGCGGCTGCCCGTCCGGGGTCGCGTCATAGCGAGGGATCAGCACCCCGTCATCATCGGCGCTATTGATGCCCGTCGCGATCCAGTCGAGCGAGACGCCTGCGGCCTTAGCAAGCGTTGAAGCCTCATCAAGTGGCAATCTTGCTTCGCCCTTCCGCCACTTCAAAATAGTTCCTCGATGACCGCCAACCAACTCAGCCGCCTTTAATGTGCCGCCGACGCGCTCAATGACGTCATCTATCCGTTTCGCCTGATCGCTCAGTCGTGCCTGCTTCAGGTCCGGGTCTAGCTTTTGCGACAACGCTTGATGCCTAAAAAAATAAGAAAGACCGATTGACTGGATGAAACAAATCATCCTATGACTATTTTTGTAAGCACGTAGCCGCTTAAATAGAGCAAATAGCCTACGAGAGGCCAGCATATGCCGAACGCCAGGGTCTGGGACAAGCACGAAATCAAAGCAGAGATCGGCCGCCGAGGCGGCACGCTCAAGTCTGTCGCCGAAAAGTATGGGATCGACCCGACCCTGATCCGCATCACCCTTGCCCGCAAACGACCCATCACGTCCGCCGATCAGGCCATCTCCAAATTCCTCAAAGTGCCCCTGCATGAACTCTGGCCGGAACGGTACGACAACCGGGGCAACCGGCTCGTGCCGATCAAGCCTCTGAAGGCGTCCAAGACTAAGTCCGCCTAAACCCCTCCCCACAATTTGCGACTACACCCCGCCGCGATTCTCATCGCGCGAACAAGAGAGCTTTGCCCGGCGAACCAGTCATCGCGCCCAGCTAAGTTCATGACAACCCCTCCCTGGGGCACATCCACCCGTCACCTAAAACCCTGTCCCGTTCGAAGCTCACGGCTTCTGACGCCGATCGAGGCTTGTCCAATGTCATCCGCAGCGTCCGCACCCAAAATCCCGATCGGCC